TTGTTGCCTGCTTTGTCTTGATACACAACTAAAAAATCTGGAACATACAAGCTGGGTTTCCCAGTCAAAGGATTTGTATAGGGTATTTTTATAAATTCACTTGCCCATTGGATGACGCTGGGATGACTGTCGAAAAAATTCATGCACGCTAATTCCCAAGAACTTCTGAATGTCGGCAATGGATTGCCCACTACTTTGGTGGGATTTTTGGGCGTGAAGATGCCTTGACTGTATTTGAGTGCCATGCATCTATTTAGAAACTTATGTTGTTTGGGCCAGAATCTTTGCGTTCAACATCAAATTATTCAAATAAGGGGGGTCAGGACTACCACTGTTATAGCCTATTTGACTTCCTTGTGTGCGGAAAAAATTCATGTTTTCCAACAGCTCTGGACTCATCACCCCATTCTTGAACAAACTTAATGGGCTTGTGCTCAAGCTTTTGGCGGTTACAGCAGCAACAGCCCCATATGTGTTGCTGAGATTTTCAGGGACAGTTTGTCCTGAAAACATGCTTTTGGCAATTGCATAGCTTTCTGGATTGACTTGAAAGCTGTTGTCTAAAGGGCTGTTTTGTAAGTCATATGCACTGGCATTTATGGGCCGTGACTGCAATTGCCCAGTAGTTGGATCTTGGAATTGTCTCGTGCCTTGTGCATTGACAACTATGCTTTCTTGACCAAAGTTATTGCTTTGATCAATCAAATTCCGTGTTATAAGATCTTGTACCATTACACGAAACGCCCCCATCTATTCAAGGAACTGGAACCAATCCGTTGTGCAATGCGCCCACCTATGCCTGTTACACCACTGGCGCTTATCACTCTGCTTCCTAAACTGCTTAACACTTGTCCCACAAAGGGCACATTGCTGGCAACATTGTTCAAGAGTCCATCAACAGCATTTTGAATGCTGTCATCCAGTTCCAACAAGAATGTGTTGACGCCGCCAAACAAATCAGGTGGTTCATAATAGTCGCCACCATTTAAATTGAACTTGCTAATGAGTTCAGGACTCAGCTTGTAAGCAACTTCCTCAAAAGCCACACCCTCATGTTTGACAGTCATGTTGATGCTGTTGAGTCCACTGCTTTCAGTTTCCATGCTGTCAAATTCCAAACTTGATATCTTGGGATTGTAGACTCGCATTTTGGTGTATTTGCCACCATAAAATGTGTAGATGTCAAGACTTTCAAAAAAGTTGTTGTCTGGTCCTGGCTGTGGACTGAATCCCCAACCACTCCCAATGCTGAATTCTCGCTCAATAACACTGCTGCGCCACGCTGTGGCGTTCCCACTTGTGCTATTGGGACGTAGTCTACCATCCCCAAAATACCAGTTGTAGTAGTCTCGCCAAACTCTCAAAACCCTATCATCCACAGTGTCATGAAAAGTAATACTCAAGTCTGCGTAATCAATACCAGTGTATATCACACGCTTTCTGTTGTATTGTTTCAAAATTTTGGCTTCGGGACTGAATTTGGGCCTGTCTATTGTTTTGATTTGAAAGGCAAATCCTGATTGCCAACTGCTGAATTCTCGCAACCGGCTGATGGCAGGACCTGCATTGAAACTGGCATAAAACAAAAACTTCTGACGTGGCATTGCACTAATAACACGATTGGTTTTTGTGTGCTTGGTTGCATATCTGCTATTGCGCAATATCAAAGGAAGGCCGCGATAGTAGGTTCTGCTCCCAGCTGACGCACCAAGCTCATCAGAAGTTTGCTGTTGTGCTTCGCTAGCTGATAACGGCACTGAATTATCCTATGCTGACACCAGCTCTAAATTGTGGATTCAATTCAAACAATCCGTCAGCAAGTGTGGCATTGTCAAATCTCACTGTAAGCTGAATGTCCACAGGGTCGCTGCTGTTGTATTCCAAAGTCTGATAATCCACTGTTTCAAGGAAACAGCCTTCCAGTGTCCAAGTTTCAAACACTGTTTCATTACCACCATCAAGTATTTCAAGAATAGTTGTGAACTTGTAATTGATACCAGCAGCAACACTGGTTTGTTCAAAAAAGTTCATTTGCTTTTGAAGCTGATGACCCACAAGCTTGCTGACACTGTTGGTGATATCATCACGCACAGTAATCTGCATTTGTTGCCAAGTGGCCTTGCCAGCGTAATGCATAATGGAATTGTAGCTGTGTACCTCAACGCTGTTCATGCTTACATTGGGCCGAGCAGCACTCACTACCTGTTGTGTGAGCTCCAAACCGCCAGCAATGGGACCAAAATTGATAACACGCACACGGAAGCGATGTTTGATCTTCGGCATGAGCAAGCCATTTCTTGCACCGTTGATGGGAACGCCGAATTTTGAAAGAGTCTCTACCATGCTCTACTCCAGAAACTTGTTTATTGCAAACTTATTTATGGAGAGAGGGTGGAAAATTCAGGGGCAGTGGCTAAGCGTGACCCACGATCCCATAAGCAATTTGGGCTATGCTTTCTTGTTGACTGCTGAGTCCTTGCAAGATAACTAAATGTGCACTGTCAATAACCTCTTGTTGATGATCATCAGCAACAAGGGAGATCATGTTGCCCAAGGTTTCACTCAAGCTTTCGATCAGCATACCCAGTGATTCATTCTTGCCCATTGTGGCTGAATAGTGCTCAAACAAGGCTACGCTGAGTTTGGTGAGTTCACCTGTTACTCGCTGCCTTTCGTAATCAAGGCTGGTTTGAGTGTCTGAATCATTGTCTTCAGATTCAAGAATTGAGCGTGTCATATTACCCACAAATGTTTTCTCTTATTTAAGCTTATGCTCTGACTGCTGTCTGTCTAGATCCAATATTATGGATAGATATTGTTATAAAGCCTTAAATAACTATATACTAACAAGAGGGGAATAGCTATGACCATAACGTGTAAGTTGTGTGAAAAAATATTTGACAAGATTATCAGCAGCACTCATTTGAAATTCTCTCATCAAATAAGTAGTGAACAATACCGACAAAAATTTGGGCGTGACAGCTTAGCTTGTGCGGACTACAAAAAACAACTTAGTTTAGAGCGCAGCGGCGAAAAAAACGGCATGTTTGGTAAGAAACATGCGCAAGCCAGCTTACAAAAAATGAGTGAAAAGAGGGAAGGTAAAATTCCGGCAAACAAAGGCCAGAAAGTAACTGATCCTAATCATCTTGAAAACATACGCAAAGCTGTTGCAGCACGAACTATCAAATGGCAGCAGAATGATACACATCCCAGAAAAGGGGCCATATTGAGCCCCTCTACTAGGAATCAGATCAGCCAAGGAGTGCAAGATTACGCACAGCAGAATCCAGAATTGATGAAACAACGAGCAGCAAAAGCCAAACAAACCTTGCAAGAGCAAGGTTATGATTTTGGGAGTCATATGCGTGGCAAAAAACACTCGCAAACAACCAAAAACAAAATCAGTGCAAGCAGTCGCTTGTCTGCATTGAAAAAATCAATGTTGAGCAATGATAAAATGTTACAAGCAATTTCTGATGCAAATTTATTGTATGAGAGTGTGGAAGGTCAAAATGTATTTGTTAAATGTATTGCATGTAACAATCAATTCTCTATTACAAAACAATATTTCACCATTTCCAAATGGCGCAAAGACATTTGCCCTGTTTGTAGACCAATTCCCGTTAAGTCCAATGCTGAACTTGAGCTGCTGAGCTGGATCCGATCCGTTTTGCCACACGAAACTGTTTTAAGTGGCAACCGATCAACTATCTTTCCCTTGGAACTGGATATCCTGATTCCACACAGGAACCTTGCAGTGGAATATTGTGGGCTATATTGGCATAGTGAACTACAGGGGAAAGATAAAAATTATCACAAAAACAAAAAAGAATTATGTGCTGCCCAAGGAATATCCTTGATTACTGTTTTTGAAGATGAATGGTTAACCAAACAAGACATAGTAAAAAGCAGGCTACAACATATACTAGGTATATGTCAGAACAAAATTGCTGCAAGAAAATGCATGGTGAAACCCATTGATGCCACAATAGCCCGTGACTTTTGTACGCAAAATCATATTCAAGGCAATGGGGCCAGCAAGATTTGCTTGGGACTATATTATGGAGAACAATTGGTCCAAGTGGCAACTTTCAGTCAACCCAATATCAGCAAAGGTTCTCGGAACACGGGGGCAGATGTCTGGGAATTGAGTAGGTTGTGCAGTATCACAAAAACACAAGTTATGGGTGGAGCAGGCAAACTATTCAAATATTTTGTAACCAATTACCATCCAAAACAAATTATAAGTTATTGTGATTTAAGATGGAATCAAGGAACAGTTTATGAACAATTGGGATTTACTTGCATAAGTTTAGGTACGCCAAATTATTGGTATTTCAAGGTACCAAATATTACAAGACTGCACAGATTTAGCTTGCGCAAGAACTCACAAGATGATCCAGCCTTGACAGAATGGGAAAATCGCAAGGCTCAAGGTTGGAACAGGATTTGGGATTGCGGTAGCAGTAAATGGATATGGCTTAATGAAAAACCGGAGCAGTGAGCTCCGGTTTTTCTTGTTATAGATTCAAATATTATGGCAATGGATCGCCAGTGTTCAAAATTCGCAATGGTATGTAAATGAATTCAATTGCTTTAGTGGGTTTTACAGCCACATCAATCCACAACTCATTGCGATCAATACGTGTAGGTGTGTTATTTGACTCATCACAAACAACGGCGAAGTCATACACTGCACGCAAGCTTACCAAGTCACCAAAGAAGCTTTCAAAAGTGCGAGCCACACTGTCACGTGTTTGTTTGTCATTGGGCTCAAACAAGAAGGGTTTGGCCAAAATATCCAATTGATAATTCAAATAGTTGATCAAACGTGCCACATTCACTCGATCCAGTGCACTGCTCAAGGGGCTGAGAGTTTTCTGACCATATACAACCAAGCCACGTCCAGGAATGAATGCAATGGGATTGATTTTGTTTTGGTACAAGGTGTCACGTTGTCCTTGACTCAATGCAACAGGAACATACTCATTCTCTGCATTCAAGTAACCCACACTGCTAACTGCACTAACAAGTCCGCGTGTGAATCCTGCAGGGGCAAACCAAGGGTAAGCCACTTGGTCGTTAAATGCAATAGTGCGTAGGATGGTCATGCTGGGCGGCACAAATATTTGTGTGCCGTCAATGTTTGTGGCCAAGCCCCAAGGATAATAGACACCACCATAACGTGTAGCAGTAGTCAAAGCCTCTTCACCATTGCCTACTGCATTGGCTGCATTTGTGGCCCAGTTTTGGATACTTGTGCCATCGGGTTGCAAGCGAGCTGGGGTATCAACAACAATGAACGCAACATCTTTTTTGTCTGTGTTCAAAGTAACCATTTCGTCCAAAAGCTCAGGATATGCAGGCACAGCCATTAAGTTGAACACATTGCTTTCACTCCGCAGTTCTTGACTTGCTGCCAATGCACTGGCCATAGCAGTAACAATCAGCTGTCTTTGAGCCTTGCGCAACATGTACGGTGCACCCGTGTTCATAAGTCCACTTGCGGTTACCCAACGATTTCTGTCGTAGTTAGGTTGGTTATTCACAGATGCCGGTAGGTAATTTACTTTGTAGGTTTTGACATTACCAAAGCTGTAGCGTGTGTTGAACAGCAGTAATCCAAAAGGATAAGGCAATGCACTGGGAGCATCAGGATCTACAGTATCGCTCAACAACATGTCCACAATGGCTTGACTGCCTGTGCTGGTGCCATTTGCAGTCCAGCGTGCGTCAGCAAACAAGATGCCATTGCTGCTGCTTTGGTCAGTGTTGTCTACCAATAGCCACTGGCTGTTGAACGCATCTCTTTTGTAGATCTTGGGATAATTTTCTAGGTCACTTGTGTCAATCCAAATGTCGTTGTCAACCAATGGCAAGCCACCAGACTGTGTAGTGGGTGCAGTTGCGCTAAGGATTGGGCCATTGGGATCAGTTTCTGTATAGAGTTGGCGATAGCCTTTCCAAATGCTGCCATCGCTTACCATCAAATCAACTCTCAAATTGGCATTATACCACAGTGTGCCATCTTCAGGCAAGCCACTGGGCGTAGAGCTGCTTTGAGTGTATTTATCTCCAAAGTCTGCTGTACTTATGACATAATCAGGAATAGTAGTCCATGCGGTGCCATCCCAAATTTTCACCAAGAATACACCAGTTTGGTCTTGTACTTCTGGACCAGTTTCATTATAGCGGACGTAGATGCTGCCTACTGTGCGATTTGCACCATATCCAGCAGTGGCACTGGCGTCGTTTGCATACAAAGGAGCCAAACGCTTGTTCCAAATGTTTGTACCGCTGTTGTATCTCTTGACAACATAGTTGGCACCGCGATTCCCGCTTACAGTGTTGACCCAAATGTTACCGGCTGCAATTTGGCTCAATTCAGCTGGTTGTGGTGTGCCCACGCTGTAGCCTTGATAAACCAAGCTATTACCATAAGTTATTCCAGTAGGAATGCCAGCAGATACTAAGGGTGCAGTGCCTGCATATCCCACAGCATTTGACAGCGAAAACAAAGTGCCGGTAGGACTATAGATTCGAAGTCTATTGTCAGCTGTTTTTTCAGCCTTTACCAAGTTTGTTAAACCCACTATAGAATCTGCATTGATTTTCGCAACTACATCATCCAGTGTTGTGATTGCAGGAGCTTGATTGGCAACATTTATATTTGCAGTAACACTTCCTACGCCATAGCCAGCTGTAATAGTTATAATTTGTGTAAGTGGTGCTGGGGGAGCAGCACTACTCACAAATGAGGGGTTTACAACCGATCCTGTTACACTTTTGTAATATGTGCTTGAAATGTTCATCTTTGCAGTGGCAAATCCACCCAATCCACTGCTGGTAGTTGTATCTAGTAATTGGATAGTATTGCCGCTGTAGTCAGTTAGTCGCAGGTACTTGTTTGTTCCAACAGTGAATGTTGTGGCTAAAATTTGTGTTGCAGCCAACTGAGTATTGATATTGGTAACAAACGCCTCTAAGGTAGTGTTGGGCACATTGATAGTATAAGATGTAGTAGTAGCACCCACAATATGAAAAAGTGTACTTGTTCCGGTTACAAATGGGCCTATAACTGGTTCACCACTGCTGACAACAGTGGGTGATGCTGCTGCCCAACTGTGCCCAGGATAGTCAGTTTCAGTGCCACCCACTGGATACCAGCGACTTACTGTTCCTTGAGCTGTTGTTTGGCTGACTTTTTCAAAAATTTGCACTGAGGGCACCAAAACAGTGTTGCTGAGACCTTTTACAACACTTACTGCATTCACAGCCAAATCACCATTTGTGCCAAATTCATTCAAGGGCACAATGTAATTGTGCTGTGGTTTGTTGTTGGCCAAAGGTGCAATTTGTGAGTTGACAAAACCTAGATCAGTAAGCAAGGAAATTGGTGCTGAATCTACACTGATTTCCACATTGATATCACTGCCCACCAACCGGAGATTGTAGACCGTGGTTTCGGTAGGCACCGCAGGTGCCACAACCTTAAGCTTTTCAAGTCGGCTGTAAATCTCAGCTTTGATGCCTTTCTTGCTCAAGGTAGTATTGCTGTTGATTGTCTGAACTATGGTGTTCAAAGTGTCAGTCAACCCTATGGTTATTTGCACACCTGCAATTGTTAGTGTGCCATTACCACCAGGAGTCACGATAGAGAGATTGGGATTAGTGCACTGTGTTTCACGGAAGCATTGAACAATTCGTTGAAGCTGTGATGCAGTGTCAATTACTTTGGGGCGCAATGCTCCCCATGCCAAACCGCTGTTGACATTGCCATTGCTCCTAAACAAGCCCCAGGAGGTTTCAGTCAAGTCCAACCAATAGTCGCCATTTACTGGCTCTCCAACAGGTTCTGTTCCTGTTGGCGCTAGATCAGCCAAGTCCACATCAGCCCGCATAACATAGGCGCTGTTGGCCAAGCCCAAGTATTGGTAAGCTGAATACAACCCATACTCATTTAGTTCGTTACCATGCTGTGGCGTGCCAGCTTGGGTATAAAATTTGGGATTGCCAAAAGTTTGAAGCAATTCTCTCTGGCTGGTGATTCTGTAAAGCTTTCCAGCATTGGCTTTGATTGTTCCAGCAGCAACGCTAGTGGTGTTGCCTGGTTGAGGCTTGTCTTGTGCAGTAGCCATCATAATGAATGGTACTGTGCCAGGGCCCGAACTGGCATAAAAACTCTCATCTATTACTTGTACTTGAACTCCAGGGCTTGTTAGATTGGCCATTTGTACCTCATCAAAAATATCTTGTAGGATATTTATGAAAAGGGGCTGAAAAAGCCCTGTTTCAGTCAGCGTGGTCCGGCGTGAATATAGTTGAATTGTTCCTGGAGAACTTCTTGTTTTTCAGCTAGTTCTTTCCATTCAAATGTCAATGCACCAAATTCACGCACTGATACCCAAACTTTCTCTTGGTCTTCTACTAAGCCAACTAGCACTCTGCCAACTTGTGCCCACCCCCCATGAAATTTCCAATTTAACGTCTGATCTTCCGTATCTGGGACATATACGATGTCATCGGGTTTGGGCAAGGTTGTCACTTCAGCGTCTCCATAAATGCAGTTACGTTTCGAGTCAAGTCTTGAATTGAACTATTATTTACGATAGTATGATCAAACTTTGTGCCTATCCAGTCACGTTCACTCCTATGAACTCCATAGATCTTTCTCAAAAATGGTCCAGCTACAAATTGAACAAGTTTGGATTGTTGATTGAACCAAAGGGCTTGATTGTAATAGTCAGGCAATGGGTCTCGTTTGACCCAAACGATTGTGCCACCAAGACTCTTGATCATTTGAATTTCATTCAAAAATCTCACATCAGTTATTACAACTGACTTTTTTGATTCATTTAGGAATTTTTCACAACGATGGGTCCAAAAGTCTTGAGAGAGTTGATTGCGAATCAATTCTGTGCCAAACTCTCGCATCATCAAACGAGGAGTAATGGGCTTGCCCAGCTTTTCTGTCCAAAAAGTGTCTTGAGTTTCTCGCCAAACTCTACTTTCTTGTGTTGTGCCTTCCAAAAGCTTGGCGTTCCAGCCAAACATGCTGCTGAGTGCACTTTTGATGGGTTTGGCAAAACTTGTGGTTGTGAAACCTGGATATAGTTCCTTAATGATTTGTCCCACAGTATCTTTGCCACTGCCTTGAAATCCCACTAGCCCTATGATGTTTTTCATAAGGCTAGTATAAACAAGTTTCAAGTATAAATTGAGTTTTTAACCCAAAATTACAAAGCTGGATGGAGTTCCGTTATCCACATATTGCAAGAGTTCAAGGTCTAGTTTTTCGATCTCTGCAACTGATTCAGTCTTGAGAGCATCGCCTTTGAGCGTAGAACCACCTTGTGGGCCAATTATCTGGCCAAACTTGCTGTAAGCTTCTCCCAGCATGCCTTTGGCCACTGCCAAAGTATAACTTCTGATCCAAGGCTTACTGAAAGGATCCAAGATAATCATGTCGTCAGGCTTCATTTTGTTGACCCATAACAGCACAGTTTCATCACTGAGCAATCGGCGAATAATGGTAAGCTTTTTGGTTACGGTATTGAAATGATAGTTGATATCGCGACCAAACATCCGGCCAGCTTGCTCCTGATACTGATAAAAGAGTTCAAAAGTCAACAAGCCTGCTGAATAGCCGCCTCCTGCTCCAGCTTGCAGGAGGTAGAGATTGGTATAAGCTAAACTGAAGGGATCAATATAAGTGCCACCAGTGTTACCGCCCAAGCCTCTGCGAAAGATTTGCCTTACATCAACAATTTCTTGTGGGAGGTAATACTCTGTTGTTTCAGGTTGCATTTCCAAGAAAGCATATGCTTCTTCCACTGCATTGGAGCTGCGTTGACGATAACGATCGAGAGCAATCTGAAGCGCCAGTTGAAAATCTCCTGGGTCCAATTCCACTTCCACCATTGAGCCCCCGAGTAATCGGGTAACGTCATCTATGATTCCTTGCTTCAAATCCAGTGTGCTGCTCATGAAAATATCCCCTTGTGGGGATATTTATGATTACAGAATATGCCAGTGTGTTCCTGATTTTATGCTGTTATGTGTGAAATTTCATCTGATGAAAGTTGGAAGTAGTCAAATAGTTTTTGGTCATCCCAACTGCTGCTCAAGTCCACAAAAGGCAGCCTTTTGATTACATCCAAACTGTTCCACCCGCTCCATTTGTTGTTTTGAAGAATCCAACGAAACAATTGGCTATTGAAAACCGCCTCTGCATTACTGGCTTGAGTTTCTTGAATTTTCAAGTAAGCAACTGCTTGGCTTACACCAAAATCCTTTCCAATCCTGGGACGGATATCTCCGCTCAAGGAGAATGCAACCTTGTAGCTGCCAAAGTTGGAGGGCTTGCTTTTCATATACAACGTTTGTGCATGGGTGTGAAAAACTTCATGTCCTTTGTCACTGAACTTTTCTTTGTTGCTGGTGTGACATTCTCCTCGTTTGAATCCAAAGCCAGCCCTGGAAAAAACTTTTTGGTTGATGCTTAAGGAAGCTTCTGAGATTGTGGCTGGCAACCATTCGGTTGATTTGCTTACAGAGAACATACCAGAAGGGGTTGTGACATCAAAAACACTTGATGTGTTGTTGAGATCCAAGAAAAACCAACTGAACGTTGATCCAACATTGAAGTATTTGTCTACACTGAGACTGGCTTTTGTGATGTTTTTCCAAATCAGGTCTTTGGCCTCACTGTTGCTTGCCCCTATCCAACTGTTGGGAGTAACCAACATCACATACTGGTTGCTGAGCTCACACGAGTTAACAACAAACTCATGCCAAATTGGCCATCTTTTGGCGCCATGAATGTTCTGATAGGGCGGATTGCCTACAACTACATCAAATTTCATATTACCCCAATCACGACTCAAAAAGTCAGAGACGTATAGATTATTACACACCAACTTTTTGTTGTTCTTTGCATAATTTACACGAAGTTTGTTCTTCTCACAACCCCACACCCTAGAGCTGATGTTTTCATCACTGTGGCCTTGGTCTCGAAGTCGTTGCTGGATTTCCACCAAAAACTGTCCGCCGCCCATAGCAGGATCAAGAAAAGTTGTAGTGCTACTTTGCCAGATTTCGTGAGGCAGATTATCCAAAATCTCATTTACTAGAGGTTTGATCTCAAATTTCAAGCGACCCAGCATCACTATCTCT